GAATTTTTAACTGAAATGGAAAATAATCTTAGAGTTAATGAAAGCGGTGAATTACATTTTAATTAATCTATCGAAACGGGGTATTGCCCCGTCTATGCGAGTGGCGGTCGCATACTGATGAGATGCCAAAACAAAAGGACAAAAAAATGAGTACATTTAAACAGAGACAAGAAGCTAGATACTTGATCTATAAATTTGATCAAGCAACGGGCCTGAGAGATGAACAGAGACATTTTCAATTAAAAATGTCAAAACGTGATCGAGGTAAACACCAGACCGCTATTTCAAATAGTGTCAGGTCTTTTATCGCAGATAAACTAAAAGAGCGTGAAATAGAAAATAAAAAATAAATAAATTACCCCTTGATCTTATTGATGGGATATGATAAGATTAGGGGGTTAAACAAAAGGAGAAAAAAATGAGTAAAAAAATATATCTAAGATCAACTAAAAATCTTTATTATAAAGATGAAGACGGGATAAGAATATTTTATTCTTATTCAACACCAGTAGCGTTTGTTGATGATCAACACAGATTTTTTATTAGTCAAAATGTTTGGTCGGTAACAACAGCAAAACATCTTAACTGGGTCGAAGACTTTAATGGTTATGCCAGAAAAGAGTATAGAATTAAAAACTCTATATTTGAGGATGAATTAAAAAAAGCTCAGGGCATAAATCCAGATAAACCAAAAAACGATGTAATAAAAACGACCGCGATGGTTTCAAAACTTTTTGGCTTACTATCAACAGGGGATGAGAGAGCAATAGAGCAGAAAAAAAGATTTTTCGAAATTGCGGGCTGTACGTTTCCAGAAGATTGGGACAGCCTAAGTCTTGAGGAAAAAACAAAAAGAATAAATAACGCTGAACAATTTGGATTGGAGGGTAACTAGATGATTAATCCAGATAAAACATTACAACAAATGACAATAAAACTTGATGAGATTTTAGACTGGTTAACTGATAGCCCAATGAATAATAAAGACTATAATACATTGCATAAAATCTACGACAAATATTTAGAACTAAATAATAAACAGCAGAAGAGGAGGAAATGATGGAAGATGGCTCAGCAGAGATAAATATAAATTTATCTAACGGCATAATTAAAGTAACTCACGGCTCATGTAATTCAACGCTCGCGGAATGGGTCGCGAGCAAAGGAGACTGGAATAAAATTTGGGCCACAATAGATAAACTTGTAAAAAATAATAAAGGCAGAAGGGCGGGATGGCGTGATTTTTCGGAAGACTAGTTTAGAATAATTCTAAATAAGGTGCGACACTTTTGACCATTGTAAATCTTATTTACATGGGATATGATAGGAGAATAAATAAAACAACATAATGGAGGAAAAAATGAAATATGAACAAAAAAAGTTTGAAGGTTATACAGAGGGGCAGATGGCTAGAGAGATTTTAATGAATGCTATTGCAGAGGCTCTAGATACTGAAAACAAACATGTAAGAACAGAGTTAGAGCAAATCGGTGATGAGTACACATTAGGAAAAATGTTTAGAGTTAGAAAACATTTAGCAAAACTAGCTCATAAAATATTTTTCAAATATGGACACAAAAAAGATTTTGATATGAGTGGATCACCACTAGTTGAAATCTTTGATAGCTATAAATGGGAAGACCCAAGATAAAAAAATAGGAGAAAAGATGAAAAAAATAAATGACCCTTTTGGATTTACAAAAGCCATCAACACCAAAAAGCTTGATGATCCAAAAGTTTTAAAAGAATTAGAAAAGATTTTTTTAAAAAATGAAAAAAAATCAGATCTAAGAAGAGCCCATGATTTAAAAGGTACAAAAAAATTATGGTAAATCAACAAGGGGGCGCAAGCCCCCTTAATGGAGGAAAAGATGATAGCAGATCAAGAATGTAAACAAGCTTTAAAATACTTTAACACAGGCCAATGGCTTCAGTTGGAAGGATCAATTGGAAGATGGGTTAATAAATTTTTAGAGTTAAAAATAATCTTACAAGATAAAAAAAATGGAACTGTCTCAATAGTTGATGGTTATGGAAGGCCTGTTACTTATAATAAGGGTCATATCGATTGGGACAAAGTAAATCAAATAAATGAGGAGGAATAGACAATGATGGACATAGATACAATTGTTGCTCTCAATAAGGAGGCGGGCAACAAAGCAAAAAGACATGGGATAAAGCCTACAACTTTTGAGGGCCAAAACTTGAGTGTTAAAAACTTAGGGGAAATAGTAAATTTAGGAAACTATATTCCCAAAGGTTGGAAAAGGCTTAATATAAAAAAATATGTAATGAGTTGGGAACTACCTTACTCACATAAAATATTAAATAAAGGTGGTTTATTTGTAGATAGTAGCGGATTTGGACAACCAAATGAACCCGCTCTTACTATTGAACAATTAATTAGTTTAATGGCTAAGTTATTAAGTAACAAACCATCTTTAGGTTTTGGAATTATTTCACAAGGCCAGTTTCAATTAACAATTGGAGTTTTTGAGTGTCAGAATTAATTGAAATATTTTTTGGGATAATTGGGTTTGTTGTTTTGTTTATAATCCTTGTAGCTGTAATAGGCTACAAGGGTTTTTTAATGACAAAAGAAAAGGCTAGAGAACAATTAAAACAATTTCACTTAACAAAATCATTTAACAAAAACAGAGGAGGAAATAAAAATGAAGAAGTTTAAAGTTAATATAGAAGAGTTAGGGTATGAAAATATAATTGAGGCTGAAAATGAAGATGAAGCTGAAGTAGAGGCTCTTGTAGATTGTAAAATGAATTTACAGGAATATGTAACAGCAACAACAGAAGAGATAAACTAAAAGGAGAAAAAAATGAGTGACTTAAAAAAACATTATTATGCATATGATGATGGAATAAATGCAGATGAATTACAAGATTGCATAATACAAGAGTGTGAGAGTGCGGGTTTAATTATAAGTTATGATGAAGATTTGTCAAAAGATATAGATAGGGATCATGCTTTTACTTTAGAAAATCCGTATAAAGAAAAATTAAAAACCATTTTAAATATTTGCGATACCAATGCAAAACAATGGAATGAGGTTGAACACGACCCCGCAGATGAATTTAAAAAAATATCAAAAATAATTAGGGAGGGTTTAGAAATATGAAAAGTAAAAAATATAATTACGTAACCCGAGACATGATAAAAAAAGATTGTTTTGAGGGTTTAAATTTTGCTGAAGATAATGCAGTAAAATTTGATGATCAAAACGGGGCTATAAAGGTTTTATGTTATTGCGAGACAAAAGAATTAGCCAAAGGCATAGCAGAGGCCCTGAATATTTTAGATAATCTCGAATACGATGGTATAAAAGTTCTTGCAAATAAATAATCTTATGATATCTTATGGGAGGAAAAGAGAAAATGAAATATAAAATCAATGTAAATGAAGAAGATATAAAAAATGGAATTCCATCTAATTGTAATGCTTGTGCGATATCTCAGGCATTGAGGAGGAAATTTCATACTGATGAAACTTATACGATGATTGATGACACAACGGGGGACGTGTCCATAGAAATAGATGATAAAAAATTTATAGTTAATCATATGCATGAAAGTGATGTTGCAGATTTTATCTATGACTTTGACCAAGAGGATGGATGGTCAAAAGTAAAACCTATGACTTTCGAAATCATGGAGGGCCATTATGAATGATCAAACAAGACATGGGATAGATCATGTTCAATCAAAAAACAAAGCAAAAGGATATAAAGATAAAACAAAAAAATTATTTGAGGAGTGGTTAAAAAAGTGTCCAATTGTTTATGACAGTAAAAATGAAAACTCAGATAATGAAACAGTGACAATAAATTTTAATTTAAAAGAAAGGAGGTAAATATGTTTTTAATAATAAGAGAAAAGACTTTCGCAAATAATGAAAGCGTTTTCAGTATTGTAGGGCAATATAAAACAAAAGATATTGCGGAAGAGAAAAGATCAGCATTTAAAGTGATCGAAGATAAGGGAGACGTGTTTTTTTATATTTGTGAAACACCGTTACACTTAAAAAATGAAGTCAAATAACAATGCAGGAGGAAAAGATGAAAAGAGAAAAGATAAAGTTACCAGATAAATTAAAACGAATGGGGTTTAAGAAAATTCATCAAGATAAAGATGGGTTTTTTATGTTTTCATTAACACCGAGTAAATTGAAAAAAGGAGGAAAAGATGTCTACAAGAAGTAATGTTGCAATAATTGATCCCGCAACAAATAAATTAAAAGTAATATATGTTCATAGTGATGGGTATCCTGAGGGAGTTGGGGTGTGTTTGCATAAATTCTACAATACCTATGATAAAGTAAATGAGTTAGTAAATTTAGGTAGTGCATCATATTTAGCAGATACTTTGGATGAATGTTTTTTTTATGGAAGAGATCGAAACGAAGAAGACAATGGCCCACAAAAATTTAGAGATGAATGGATGTATTTTAATTCTATGCGGGGTGATTTCATGATTGAGTACATTTATATTTTTAAAGATAATGAATGGTACATATCAGAATGTAAATCTGTAAAAAAACCAAAAGATACATACGGTGGTGAGGGTGTTTATTATTGGACTAATCCAATACTTTTAACGAAACATAAAGAGTTTAAAGTGTCAGAAACTCCAAAACATACTGAGGTAAAAATGATATCTCAAATAGGAAAAATGTTATCCAAAAATTTT